ATAAAGCTAGGGAAAGATACAGCTTCGGCTTCTCTGATCCTAGAGGTATCTTCGGATCTCCAGGTGTATAATCAGTAAGGTTATAAACCATTTTAAGGGGCGCTTCGGCGCCCCTTTTTATTTGCATAAAGTATTTAAAAAGCGTATACTCGCTAATCTGCGATAAAAAACTAATGTAGACGCGCGCAGGCGACGGCCTAGAGACTACATTAAACACAACTAGGAGGATTAAATCATGGCTTCAACAACTTTTTCCGGACCGATTAAGGCTGGAACAATTAAAGAAACTACCGGGTCTACTCTCGGTAAAGACGTAAAAAACACAGGACAAGTAGTAATGTCTCAAACACACTTGATTGATTTATCAGGTGGTGCAATTGCTGCAGGAGCAACTAACATGGTTATTCCAGCAAATTCACAAATTATAGACTGTATTATAGATTCTGTTGTTGCTGCATCAGGTGCAACCAATTTAAGTATTGGTGACACTGTAGGTGGAGCTACATCAATACTTAACACTTTTGCACTAGGTACAGCTGTTGGTAGAAAAAGACCAACAACAGAAGCTGGTGGTGCATTAGCTTGGTCTGATACAGGTTCTGCTGATATTAAGTTAACTATAACTGCTTCAGCGGCTACGAATGCCGGATCAACTAGAGTTACAATTCTGTACGCACAGAATAACAACTTAGGTTAATAAATAATTAATGTGGGGCTTCGGCCCCACATATTTTAAGGAGATTATATTATGTCAGGTGGCGGATCATTTACATCAGATCAAAGGACAGCTCACGCAACGGCTGATGGACAGTTAGTTACTGGCCCTTGTAGAGTTACATCTATTCAAGCAGAAGGCGTAGCAAACGCAGCTGTTGTATTGTATGACAATACTTCTGCAGCAGGAACAGCTCACACTTTTAAATTTGGCACGGAAGGACTAAGTGTTTTTATTCCTGGAAGTGGTATAAGATTTAAAACAGGTTGTTTTTTAGATTTAACAGCTACTCCAGGCGTTACTGTAACATTTAACTAGGAGGTTAGATGGCAACATCAGGTACTACTAATTTTGAGAGTGGTTTCTTAATTGATGATATTATTGAAGAGGCTTACAATCGCGTAGGCCTCGACAGTGTTAGTGGATATCAATTAAAATCAGCAAGACGTTCTTTAAACATAATGTTTCAAGAGTGGGCCAATAGAGGTTTGCATTATTGGGAGCTAGGTAATCTTGAAATTGATCTTGTTGAAGGACAAGCTGAATATAAGTTTTTTAGAAACTCTGCTGATGGCACAAGTGCTACGTCTATCCCTAATGGCGTTTATGGTGTAGATGATGTTTTAGAAGCTGCCTATAGAACTAATAGGGCTACAACCAGTCAATCGGACTCTTCTTTAACAAAAATAGACAGAAGTACATATCAAAGTTTATCTAATAAACTTAATAAAGCTCAACCTACACAATACTACGTTCAAAGATTTATAGATAATACTACAATTAGTTTTTACCCAACTCCGGACGCTACAGCGGCTGCAAACCATATTACAATGTACTATATTAAACGTATTCAAGACGTAGGCGGATACAGCAACAATGCTGATGTTCCTTATAGATTTGTTCCTTGTATGACTTCAGGGCTTGCATACTATTTATCTCAAAAAGTAAATCCACAAGTTACTCAACAATTAAAAATGTTGTACGAAGATGAATTAAATCGTGCATTAGTTGAAGATGGTTCTTCAACAAGTACTTTCATAACACCAAAAGCATATTACCCAGATGTCTAAGTTTGCATCAGGTAAATACGCTAAAGCTATTTCAGACCGAAGCGGTATGGAGTTTCCATATAATGAAATGGTAAAAGAATGGAATGGTTCTTTTGTACATAGGTCAGAGTTTGAATCAAAACATCCACAACTAGAACCAAGAGCTCATTATGGTGATGCTCAAGGTTTACAAAATGCAAGACCTGCTAGAACAGAACCACCTGTAGCACATCTTTTAGCAGAGGATTCTATGGCAGCAGGACCGGTAGATTCTATTTTAGTTACAGTAAATCAACCGGCGCACGGATATAGCACCGGGGACCGCGTTAGATTTAGAGGAGCAGACCCACACTTTCCAGACTATCCACAAGTGGCTAGAGTCGATGCAGATAATATAAATGATGCTAGAGGACACTTGGTTACAAAAGTTGATGACAATAATTATACTTTTAGTCCTAATGATTTAGTAGAACAGTTTTTAACTGACAACTGTGTTCCAGGAACTACAACTGTTTATGTAGACATGGACGGAGTGCAAACAGAGTACTATCAAAAAGTTGCTTCTTACCTACAGTCTGTCGGACAACTTCCTCTTGGTGAATGGTACGACATGACTCCAGCTGATGAACTAGCAGCTATTGCATCTATTCCTGGTACTCCTGGTTGGTTTGCAGCTTTAGATAAAAGAGCAGAAGCTGACGCATTAGTTGATCTAGTAATTGCTAAAAATGGTAGTTGGGATGTATTAACTACAGATGCCGGCACAACTGGTAACGCAGCAAAACTATCTTGGGTAACTACAAATTTTGGTACTCCTGGATCAGGTGTAGGCAGGGCTCCAGCAACTTTTACAGCCGCAGCAAACTTTAATAAAGGAGTTTACGGAGGCCCTAACAAACTACTAATTGATGATAGAACAGATTATGTTAATCAATTTGTAAATGCTGGAGGTAAAGCCTTTAAATATTATGAAAGTGGTGGTATAAGAAACTTTGGAGGGACAGGAAAATCAGTAGGACCTGTTACATTATTACCATGACCACATACGCAGAATTAGTAACACAAATTAGAGATTATTCAGAGACAGATAGTGCTGTTTTAACTACAACTATTATTAATGATATTATTGCAAATGCAGAAGACAAAATATTTAGAAATATAGAATTAGATTGTTTTAAAGAATACATCAGCGGTAATACAGCTGCTAATAACAGATTTGTAAGTTTACCGGGACAAACTACTTCTGCTACTACACCTACAATTAGTGATATTGCAACAATCAGATATGTGACTCTTTATACTAACTCAGGTACGAAAGAAAGATCTGAGCTTGTAAGAGTAGATGTTGATTTTTTAAATGAATACTATCCAACCCCAGAAGTAGGTTCAACTGCTAAGCCTAGATACTATGCGACTTGGGATATGGGTAAAATAGCTATTGCGCCTACACCAAATGCGGTGTATAAATTTGAGATTGGTATTACTAAAAAACCTACAGGCTTAAGTTCTAGTAATACGACTACATGGGTCAGCGTCAATGCTGAACGTGCTTTATTATATGCCTGCATGGTTGAGACTTTTAAATTTTTAAAAGCACCACAAGATCAACAAGTTTACGAGCAAGCTTATGCTACAGCTGTACAAGAGCTGGCTCAAGAACAGTTGGGTAAAAAACGAAGAGACGAATATAGAGATGGAAGTTTACGGATTAAAGTTCCTTCTCAAAACCCTTAATAGGAGAAAATTATGGCAATATCACAAGCAGTTTGTAATGTTTTTAAACAAGAGCTTTTAAAAGGTAATCACGACTTTGACGGTGGTGGCACTTACTATATTGCGCTTTATACTTCTTCAGCAACTATGGGTGCAACTACTCTAAAATATGTAACAACTAACGAAATAACAAACGCTTCTGGTTCTGCTTATACAGCAGGTGGAAAAGTTTGTGGCAGCCCATCAGTAACTGGTGGTCAAAACTCTACTACTGCTTTTGTTGACTTTGATAATGTTAGTTGGGCTAGTGCTTCATTCACTGCGAATGGTGCATTAATTTACAGACAAGATGGTAGTGGACCAACTAATGATGCTGTTGTTGTGTTAGCGTTCGGTGGTGACTTTACAGCTTCAAACGGAACATTTGAAATTCAATTCCCAGCAAACGGTGGTGGATCAGAGATCATCAGATTAGGATAAGGAGTTTAAATGGCCCTTGTTCTTAATGATCGAGTCAAAGAGACTAGCACCAGCACAGGTACGGGTACAATAAATCTCGCTGGAGCCTCTCAAGGCTTCACGACTTTTGTTGCTGGTATCGGTAATGGTAACACTGTTTACTATTGTATTGAGCTTGATGGTGGATCTGAATTTGAAGTAGGTATTGGTACTGTCACTGACGCAACTCCCGACACACTCTCACGTGACACAATTCTTAGAAGTTCTAACTCTAACAATGCTGTAAACTTTGGCGCAGGTACAAAAAATGTATTCTGTACACAACCTGCTAGTAAAGCAGTGTTTGAGGATGCAAGCGGTAACGTAACAGTTGCCGGCACAGTTGATGGCATTGACATACAAACTAGAGACGGAGTTTTAACTTCTACAACCACTACAGCAAATGCCGCCTTAGCTAGAACTGGTGGAACGATGACTGGTCAAATAAGTTTTGGTGATAATGTCAAAGCTAGTTTTGGAGCTGGTGACGATTTAGAAATTTTTCATGACGGTTCAAATTCAAACATAAGTGATGTAGGCACTGGAAAATTAGTACTAAGAAGTAATGGTACTGGCGTTGATATTAATAAAAACAGTTCTGAAAATATCGCTAAATTTATTGTTGACGGTGCTGTTCAACTTTATCATGACAATTCAAAAAAATTCGAAACTACTAGCACAGGAACAGATACGACAGGAAACATAGTTGTTTCAGGTACAGTCGATGGCGTTGATATCGCTGCAAGAGACGCCGTCTTAACTTCTACAACTACAACCGCCAATGCAGCTTTACCTAAAGCTGGTGGTACTATGACAGGAGCTACTATACATGGCGACAATGTAAAATCTCAGTATGGTGATAGTAATGATTTAGAAATATTTCACGATGGTACAGACAGCGTTATTAAAGACGCTGGTACTGGAAACTTAAGACTACAAGGAACGGATGTTAGAATAGCAAATGCCGGAGGAACTGGAGATTTTCTTCGTGGAACTGATGGAGGTGCTGTTGATTTATGTCACAACGGAACAGTTAAGTTTTCTACTACTGCATCTGGTGTGTCTGTAAGTGGTAATGTAGCTGTTTCTGGAACAGTTGATGGCATTGATATTGCAACAAGAGACGCAGTATTAACTTCCACAACAACAACTGCAAATGCTGCCTTGCCAAAAGCAGGTGGCACGATGACAGGTAATATTGCACATGGCGATAATGTCAAAGCTACATTTGGTGCAAGTAATGATTTAGAAATTTACCATGACGGCACTAATTCATTTATCAAAGATGTTGGAACTGGTGGATTATATTTAAGAGGTGATGCAGTTTTAGGTTTAGGTGTATCTAACGAGACAGCCGTACAATGTAATTTGAATGGAGCCGTAAATATTTATTATGATGATGTAAAGAAGTTTGAAACAACTTCTGCTGGTGTAGTTGTAACAGGAACTGTAGGAGGTGATGTTGTATCAGCACACACCGCAGAAACAAGTATTGCAAGTGATGACCTTATTGCAGTTTACGATACATCAGCAAGTGCAATTAGAAAAGCAACTATTGCAAACGCCGCTCTAGCTGGACCGACAGGACCTACTGGACCGACAGGACCTACTGGACCCCCAGGATCTAATGGATCAAATGGTTCTCCAGGACCTACAGGACCAGACGGACCTTCAGGTGGTACAGGACCGACAGGACCGACAGGACCTTCAGGTGGCACTGGTCCATCAGGACCTCCAGGACCAAGTGGTGGCACAGGACCTACAGGACCGACAGGCCCAACTGGACCAACAGGACCAAGTGGTACGATTACAAACACATCTTATCAAATGACAGCGTTAGGTGTTGGAACCGGTGCAGGACCAACGGGCCAAATTCGAGCGACCTCAAACATCACAGCGTATTACAGTGACTCGCGTTTAAAAGACTTTGAAGGACCAATTGATTCTGCTTTAGATAAAGTAAAAGCCATAGGCGGTTATTATTTTAAAGAAAATGATTTAGCCAGATCGTTTGGATATGACAACGATAAACGTCAAGTAGGTGTTAGTGCTCAAGAAGTTGAAGCAGTTTTACCTGAAGTAGTTACTGAAGCACCATTCAATTCTGAATACAAAAGTGTTTGGTATGAAAAACTTGTCCCTCTATTAATAGAGGCAATTAAAGAGTTAGAGCTTCGAGTACAAGACTTAGAGGATAACTAATGTCATTCGGTTTTGCACCTTTTGCGGCCGCACCTTTTGCTTCTCCAGGAACTCCAGGGGAAAGAGCGGTTGTCAACGTAACAGGAGTCTCATTAACAGCTACTGTTAGTAATTCATATACTGTACAAAAAACTCACTTTGTAAGTGGTTTAAATGTAACCTCAAACACAGGAACACTAACAACAAAACTTGCACCAACTGTAGCAGGCAATGCCGTAAACTCAGCAGTAGGCTCAGCAAATTTATCAGTGGGACAAACTATCTCTGTTACAGGAACTTCATCTAGTTTATCTGTAGGAACACCAAATAATTTAATTAGAATACATGAAGCGATCATAGGTGTACAAGTTAACTCAGCTGTTGGAACAGCTACTGCAACAGGTTCTGCAAATGTTGGATTAACAGGAACTTCATCTAGTTTATCTGCAGGAACGTTAACAACAACTGCTGATGCTAATGTTGCAGTAACAGGAAATACTGCTGGAGTTACTTTAGGTACGGTAGTTGAATCAGTTAAAGCAAGTGTAACAGGAAATTCTATTACTTCTGCGGTTGGCACAGTTTCGTTATCATCAGGTCACACTATTGCTGTAACAGGAACTTCATCTAGTTTATCTGCAGGAACAGCTGTACCAAAAATTGCTCCAACTATTTTAACTAATTCTCTTTTATCTTCAGTTGGACCAGCTGATCAAACTTTTGCAATTACAGTTGCTAATCCAGGATCAGGTAATGTGTTTTATGTTGATGGGGTTGCTAAACCTGCTCTTGCACTAATAAAAGGTAAAACATATACGTTTGATCAAAGTGATGGTTCAAACGGTGGGCACCCATTAGTATTTGTAACTGGTGCAGGTGCTGGATATACATCAGGAATTACTGTAACTGGAACTGCAGGACAACCAGGAGCTAAGGTTACTTTTGTAGTTCCTGAGGATGCTCCTTCTGGCTTAGCTTATGTATGTTCTGTCCACGGAGCAGGAATGGGTAATGTTGTTTCTATATCAACTTTAATCACTGTTATTGGTAATGCTAATGTTGTGGCACAAGGTAATACAGTTAATACTAGCGTTGGAACAATTACAGGTGTTCTTAAGACAAGTGTTACAGGGCAGAGTTTAAACACAAGCGTAAACAGCGTATCCATCACACTTTCTCCTACAGCCGCAGTTACAGGTGAACTTATACCTATAACAGTCAATCCATTATCAGTCTTTACATGGAGCCAAGTTGATGATACAACTACAGGAGGTTCATCTTGGACCGACGTAGATAGTACAACAGGAGCTGGCGGCAGTAGCTGGCAAGAGGTAGCATAATATGGCATCAACTTACTCAACCCGTTTAAAAGCGGAATTAATAGGCTCAGGAGAACAAGCAAACTCTTGGGGTAATACAACTAACGATACATTTAGTAAAACATTTGAGGAAGCAATTTCTAATGTTTACGAAAAAAACTTATCAGGTGTTTCTTCTCCATACGAATTAACCAATAGTAATGGACCAGTGACTGAGGCTAACAACGAAATGCGTCAAGCAGCAATTCGTTTTTATGGTCATACCGCTGCTATGGTTATTAGACAAAAAGCAGCAAATTCTGGAAATGGTTATGAAAGAATATACACAATTATTAATGACGGAACTGCGAACGGAACTATACAACTTCAAATAGGAACAAATAATACTTCAGACATTATATCTCCCGGCGGTAGAGCTATTATTGCAACCAACGGAACAGATTTTTACACAATAGCTGGTGGTGGTAGCACCGGCACAAACTGGAGCACAATAACTTCTGCTACAGCAAATATTTATTCAGGACAAAAAATATTTGTGGATACTTCTAGTAATGCAATAACTTTAACTTTACCGTCTTCCCCTTTTGCTGGAGACGAAATTGCTTTTTTAGATGTTGCAGATAATTTTGATACTAATGCATTAACAATAAATCCAAACGGTAAAAAAGTATTTGGCGCTACAGCAAACGGAACAGTTTCAACAGAAGGCGCTGCATTTACACTGGTCTTTACAGGAAATACGCACGGCTGGAAATTAACGGAGAAGTAATATGGCAACATATGAATCGAGACGTTATAATACTCCGGTACCTGACGCTAGTAAGATTGCTGACGGTTCAGTAAACAATACTGAGTTTCAACATCTAGACGGCGTTACATCAGACATACAAAGTCAGTTTACTGGTAAGCTTCCACTTGCCGGTGGAACGATGACCGGGGATTTAAACTTTGGTGACAACGTAGATATAAATGTTGGGGCTGGTGCAGATCTAAAAATTCTACACGATGGTTCTAATAGCACTATTCAAAACACTACAGGAACACTTAAAGTATTAGCAGACACATTGCAACTTAAGAACAATGCAGATAATGAAACGCTAGCAACTTTTGCTAACGGAGGCGCAGCTAATCTTCGTTTTAATAACGGTACAAAACTAGAAACTACAAACACTGGTGTAAATGTTACCGGGGAACTTGGAGCAACTGGAAATATTACAGCCGGAGCAAATGTAAATGGCAATGGGCAAAATCTTACAAATTTAAATGCATCTAATTTAGCATCAGGAACCGTGCCAGACGCGAGACTTCCTGCTTCTGCTTTATCATCTGATTGGGTAAAAATAGCTACATCAGAATCTGGTAGTAATGTTGCAAATCTTTCGTTTATTGGAACGTATTCAGACTATAGGCACCTTAAGGTTATGCTACACGGTAAATGGCAAAACATGAACAATAATGCTAGTTATCTTTCTTTTAGAGTATCTTTAAATGCTAGTAATTTTAGCACTAGTCAAATTTATCATTTTACACATTTATTCATGTCAACTAATGCTGGTAATTTTAGTTACTTTGGTAGCGGAGCGACTCAAGCTTATTTTTCTAGATGGAATCCATACGGTAACCAAGGAGACAAAACAATGTCTTCTGAAATAACTTTGTTTGGAATAAATGAAACTAACGCTCACAAAGCTTTTATAGCAAATGGTGGCTCTTGGGATAGAAGTCAATCTGGCGATGTCCATTATAACCTAGCCGGTGGAACAATTAACTCAGCTTCTGCTATTAGAGGAATACAATTATTTCATGCGGATGGTGCTAATATTAGCGCCGGCTGTGGAGCAACTTTATACGGAATAAAATAATTATGGCAAAAGTAATAGTAAACGGAGTAGAAACAGATTTAAGTGATAGCGAACACCAAGCTTGGCTAGATACTTTAACTGAAGATTTATCTACACTACTAAGTATGATAAGACAAGATAGAAACTCTTTGTTAGCACAAACAGATTGGATGGCAAACTCAGATGTTATTATGTCTGATGCGTGGAAAACATATCGTCAAGAACTTAGAGACATAACAGAAGGCATTGATACTGAAGAAAAAGCTAAAAACATTGTTTGGCCAGATAAACCGGGAGAATAATAATGGCAACATACGAATCAAAAAAATATAGAACTATACCAATTAACGCAGAACAGATAGCTGATGAGTCTATTAGCAATACAGAGTTCCAACATCTTAATGGTGTTACAG